ATTTTGTCTATGTTGGTGTCAATGGCTACAATAGCTGCACGAGTTTGTTCTACAGTGAGTGTTGGTTCATCAGTTTCCGAGACAGGGTCGAGTCGATCGAACTGAAATAATTCTTCAAGGCGTTTGGTCATACACCTATTTACCGCGTTTTTTACCGCCTTGGTGAAAAATGTCCGATTCAGTGATCACACGAAAAGTCAATCCGTTTGCTTTTGCCCATTTGGTCGCTTGGTCCCATTTGGCATAATTAATGGCCACTTGGGCACGATCACGCTGGCTCTGTTTCTCCATCAGGAGACTTTGGCTACTGGGCTTGATTTCAATCAGCTCGGCTCGAGTGGTATTGTTGGGACCTCGGTAGGTCACGATAAAGTCCGGTACATAGGTGGTCATGCGGCCAGTGAGTGGATGGCGATAGGGTATTCTTACCGGTTCGCTAGCCCATTGTATTATATTGTCGTTGTCGTCGCAGAAATTCATGAAAGCCCATTCCCAACTGCTGCGGAATTTGGGCACTCCGTTGCCCACATATTTTTGGGCATTTCGTACTGTGTAAGGACCTTGTGCAAAGTTAGGCATGGTTTATCTCAACTGCGTATGTTGTGTGCCACATAGAAATTGGGTTGAGTGGCTAGATTTAATCCTAGTAATGTGCTGGTACTGCGAGTGGCATTGAGATAATAGGCCAAGCTCAGGGTTAGATCAGGGCCTGTTTGCCCACGTATTTCTTCAAGCAAGGTCAACACTGGTGTGTTACTGAGTTCGGCTGTCCTAAACAAGCTCACAGTAAAATTAGCAGCTGCTTCGCCGGTGCCAAACACACTGCGAAAATAACTGTTTACCACATCGTAGGTATCAACCGGTACCGAAGTTTCATAACCATAAAATTGATCAAAGATTCTTACTGTGGTATCTTTGTTGGGGTTGGCGTAGTTTACTGTGCTCACTGATCAAAATCCCAACTGTGTTTTTAAAGTTGGTACCCCTGCAGTAGATAAAATATTGTTGGGTTGCCCGGTAGCTGGGTTAGGACGTGCGTTTGGAAAAAACTGTCCATTGCCAGCGTTGATCGCCGAACGCACACTACCAGCGAGCCCTTGCTGTAACACATTGGTAGCGATTCCTTGTACTTCTTGACCGGCAATCTGTGCAAGATTCACATTCTTAAAGGTATTGTAGGCAGTACCAGCAGTTTGTACCGCACCCAACACATTTTGTAATCCACCTTGGCCTGATGCCAGTGCTTGTAGATCGTCGGTAAATCCTGCCGCTGCATCAATGATGCCGCCTTGTCCAAACACTGTGGCTGTTCCGCCCGGTCTTGACAAACTGCTCTTGGTCGTGTCGTAGTGTGCTGGGTCTGCGAATCCTTTTACAGCGTTGCTAGGAGTGGCTCCACCGATAGGACCGCTGTTGTATTTTACTGTTTCGTACGCGATGGTTAGGGTATGTGCCATGGTACCGCCGCCTTGACTGTAATCGTATTGATCACTTTTCCAGTCTGTGATAATGGGATTGATCAACACATAAGACGCAAATCTTTTTTGTGCCAGGCCATATATGGTTATATCGTTGAAAAATCTAGGTTTGCCATTGTTCTGCCCATCCGCGGTGCCCGGACTGCTATCAGCATATCCTTCACCTATAAATCCCCAGTCGGTATATTGTCTGCCACTGTAGGTGTCAGCGGTATTGTAGCCAAAGCCATTTTGCAGTGTAGCTGACTTGCCCATGCTTCCACTTTGACTGGGCACATTGTCGTACGGATAAATGGGATCTTTGTAGTAGTAGGTGTAATAGTTGTACCAGAGATTTCGTATGAGATCGCTCTGATCGTCATGCAAGGTGATAGTGACCGGTTGATAGTTTATCTTGGTCTGTACCACACGTTTGCGATTGTATTGATTCAGTGTGTCGTTGGTGATCTGGAAACTGGGCAAATCTGCGGTCTTGACCATGAGGCCCACGCTGCTGATATCACCGTTTTGGAATTGGCCTTGTAGTGCAGGAATCTGACCTATGTTGACATTGAAAAAGCAATGGAATAGATATTTGGTTCTAGGAGTTAGCTCGTAGTTGTTGGTCCTGAAAGTCTTGCTGGCATGGCTGTAATCTTTAAGACCGTTGGTACCAAAAAATCCCTGGAGTATGTTGTCGCCAAATGAGGCCAAATTGGTCATAGCGAGCGATCAGTTATTGTGCTGTACCAACGCCTGTGGCCACATCACCCAATGTTCTACCAACTACTGCACCAACGCCTTGTCCAGGCGGATTCTGTACGGCATTGTCAAAGCGTATGGTCAACGCAATTTGAGCTGCTTCATTAGTTCCATAGCTCATGTCGCCGTAGTTGACTCCTTGCAGATAGCAACCAAGTATGTTCCAGGTTTCCAATGCAATCGGAACATTGTTGCCGTTACCACCATCTAGCACTTCAAATACAGTGGTAAACTTGTAGTCAATACCAGAACTGGCTGAACTCATTTCAGCAAAGTCTAATTGTTTCTGTAACTGTTCGCCAACCAACTTGCTGACATTTCCGGCTGCATCATCACGTAGATTGCAGGTGATATCTTGCCAGGCATACTTGCCGGCCAATTTGATTGTGCTGTTGTAGATAGGAAGATCAATGTTTTCGAATGTCACGTTAGGACGTTGAAAATCCACGACCTGTTTGGTCAATTCTGTGACCGGTGTCGATACTCCAAAGTTCTGGAAGCTCACTCTAAAGCGATACTTCAGTTTTGGCATCAACAGGCCTTGATTGCTGGTGCTTTGATCGCTTGCCAGGGGCACGGTCATTTTTGTTAATGATGATGTAGCCATTTTCGTTTAATCTCCTAATGTACTTTTATTTATGGCACTGAGCCGGGACAAAATTATAGCCATTTTGTCCTGATCCATTATGCTAATGTCTGTGCCTGGATTGTTCCTGTGTTCTGTATACGTACTGGTATGTATATAAACTCAACAGCTTTAACTGGCTCGATGGCTATGTCAACCCATAATTCGTTGGCATCGATTCTGGCTGGTGTGTTGTTTGAGAGATCACACACGACCAAGTAGTCGTAGATACCGCGCTTGGCCACCAAATCAATCATCAAGTTAGTGATACTGTTGGTAATTTGATTGCGAGTGATAGTGTCGTTTGGTTCAAATAGATAAGTCTTACCAATCTGTGACAATCTGGCACGTAGATAAGCTACCAATCTGGCCACATTGATACGATCCAGTGCTGTGGCTGTGCCTTGTAGGGTATGGTTACCAAAGTTAGTAATACCAACACCTGGAATAAAGGTAATCGGATTGATATCGTTTTGATACAACACATCACGTAGACCTTGGCTCACACCCAAAGGTGTAAACTCACCAGTTTGTGCCACGATATAACCAATCTGTGTGGCATTGTCTACTACACCACGACGTGTGCCAGCTGGTGCCAACCATGGATAGCTTACTTCGTCGCTGCGTATGATCGTACGCAACATCATGTGGCTCGGTGCAGTTACTACCAGATTACCGCTTAAATCTGTAGTGGTACAGCTTGGGTAAAATGCGCCAGCATAAGCATCGCCACCGTCAAGGTTACCGTCAGCAGTGGCCAATCCTAAGCCGTTGTTGTTGGTAGCCCAGGTCACTATCTCTTCTGGAGTCAATCTCAACGGAGTATCAACAACTACAAAGCCGGTCTGTCCACGATCTGCGTTGAGCACAGACAAGTTGGGTGCCAACTCTGGGTACTGTGGGCAAGCCAACAAGTTGAACTGATTTTGCTCTTCTCTGATGGTGGTATTGCTGTCGATACCGCTTCTTAATGCATTTACAATAATGGCTCGCTGTGCTTGACGGCCCATGTATGCGCTGCCGTCGGGTCTATTACCGCTGGCTGTCTTCCAGGTGTTGGTCACTGTCAACGGAGTCCAATAAGCGTTGGTTCCGGTGGCTTGACCGGTGTTGGCCTTGAGGCAGATATATTCTATACCGCCATCGGTCACGAGACTACCAATGCTGTAGGCAGTGTAGGCATTCCAAGCATAGGCTGGATAAGTGGTAGTATTGAAGTAGTTTGATTCAAACGCCTTGACATTGAATCCGCTTCTTCTGGTGTTCCATAACAAAATACCGTCTGGATATAATGTTGGACTAGGTGCATCTGGATCAAGATAGTTGCTGGTCAACAAACTGACTATGGTCGGCAATGGATCTGCTACAGGATCTGTAGTGCCATTTGGTGCCCACCGTGCATCAGCAAATAACACACCACTGGAAGTGGTTTGATTGCTGTTGTCGATCTGTACCCATTGGTCCTGACCGTTTACACTTTCCCAACGATTGATCACCGGATATAAATCAAGATTGCTGACATCAATCCAAAGATCACCGTACACCAACGGACTTTGTGCTGTGTTGTTTTGTGTGGTAGGTGCTGTTACCGAAATCTGTGGCCCGCTGGCATTGGTCTGGATGAGATCGTAACCACGGAAATCGCTGTTGACGGTCTGATAACCCACCCACTGTCCATTGTTCTGGATCATGATATCTACCTGTGTGGTATCGCTGTAGTACCAGTAAGTGCCATTTAATGGATTCTGATCTGGAGCAACACTGCTTGCAGTATAGGTGAATGTTGGATAGCTGACCCAGTTACTGAGTACTAGTGTGTCACCAGTCACGTCTTGAGCAGTTAGTCCCACAATTCCTTCGTTGATGGCAAAACCAGCTTCGCCAATTGGGTTTCCACCGCCGCTGATCGGTGTGAGATAAATGTCGCCACCTTGGCTGTGTGAGAATACCACATAACCCGAACTGTTTACGGTAGCACT